TGCTTAGAGAATACGGCGACCCAGTATCCATATATAGCCTCATGTACAACATAGCTATGGGTGAGAAGAAGCGGAATATCTTTGCCACCCATCCTAAAGACTCTAAATCAAAGAATAGAGAAATACCCCAAATGACCTCGTATATGCGCGTCTTCCAATTTGCATCAGAATCTTTGTGTGAGATATACACTGACTCTGACCCGTCTGATATGATGCAAAATCCAGAAAAGTTCAGTCGCTTTGCCGTCAACTTCAGTAAAGCCATGAAGAGTGGTGGTATCGCTAGAAGTGAGGACAAAGAGTTCTTTTGCGGATGGATGCAGCCTGAATTTATGGCGCTAGTTATCTCAACTGTTGCTCACTTAACGGGCAGTACCAGTTTAATTACGGCAGCTTCTATCATGCGTACTGACAAAAGTAGGTTTAGTGTGATACCAGATGATTGCAATCCAGATATACTTGGCGACCTGCCTCGAGAGTATGTCAGGGTACACAAGAACAATAAAGTGTACATGAGGCCTATGATACTTAGTCGTACACACATGGGTCAAGGTGTCAAAGCCATGGCCGCTGCGGTCGTCAATACTGTCACTAGTGTAGGTGCTCAAAAGATGTTTGACGAAATGTGCTCGCACATCAAAGAGAGTGATGTTATAACAACTAGCGATGATGCTGCACGCTATGTTGTTATGCACGAAGCCTCAAAACCACATGCGCAGTCAGTAGCTAATTGGCAGTTCGACGCAAATATATCGATGTTAAGGCATATCATGATGAAAGACTCAACCGATAAAGCAATAGAATCATATCGCATGGCTGAGTTCAACAACGTGGTTTGTGGGCCCAACGGGTTGTATCCACAAGCGTTCGTGCATTGTCATCTTGGTATACAGCCGCTTACCGGCTTGACCTTGATAGACGACATCTTGGATTGCGTCAAGAGAGCTCGATCTAGCATAACCTGGGGCGACTCAATGGATGTTGTCCGTTCTATATATGATGCGAACTTAGTTTCTCTACGACAAAAGTGGTTGTTAAAGATGGATGAACTTGATTATTTAATCGAAATCGGCATGCTTCCGAAAGATGATGATGACCTCCTGACCGGCGAAGTTGCGTGGAGCGATCAACTGTCTCTAAAGGTAATAGCGTCCATGTCCACAGAGAGAAAACGAGAAGTGACCAGCGGCGAATGTGGTATTGATGAGCAACTCAAATGTTTTGGCGTCAAGCCTGGCAAACAAAGTGCAAAAGTGAGAACGGTGGGTGGATACCAGTCCGATTTTAGAACCAATCACGTCATTAAGACCATCAATGCGAGTAGGAAGAGAAAGGGCCGAATAAACTTGCGCGACATGAAGATGCGTGATCCCATGATACACAAGGGAATTAAAGACGAGTTCATGAGCTACCTCAAGATGCCCAACCGACCTCCATCCGACGAAGATTTGGAAATTTTGAAAATGATGCCTCGAAGACCTAAGGTTTATCGTCAACTGTCTTTCCCGCGAGCGGACGACTTTATGCCGGTACATCAAGGCGAGAGAGCCGGCATTTTGGGCTACGTAAATATGAAGGGAATACTCGCCAAGCGCATATTAGATCTCACCGTCGAATCAGTATTGACTCCCAAGGAAGATCAAATTTCCAAACTGCCAGAGGAAGAGTTCAACAAATGGTATGGCAACTACGTACTCGCTGAGAAAGATCAAGGTCTAAGTTTCAAGTCTCCTACCGGCAAGCCTCTAGTCAGGTTTGATGGCGACAGCTACTTGATGCGTCCGATGTGTATGAGCATCGTTGTAGACGTCGAGCACAAGATACCCGCAAACAAGAGTTTTACGCACGCTGGAAAGCTGTATTTGAGCTTTGAGCCGTGTTTTTGGGGCGGTGCCAGTCTAAAGAACTGCGAAAAGAGCAAAGCACTGCCAGCCTTTGGTTACGCTAAAGATGGAGATAGCATGACGGTGTTTTACCAAAGGCGTGGCAGGATGGTTGAGAGTTATACAGTCGCTTTCTCCGGCGAAAGGCACAAGCAATTTGTAGACAGACGTAAACAGCTGATCATGGTTCAAATATCGAAAGACTACTCGGCAATACCCTCGATAATGTTTGGTAAAATGCTAAGTGAATCTTATAGAAGTGATCTTACTGGCGATGCTGATGCAATCCTCAACTACGGTTCCTTCTTGAACACGTCGGCACGATCTGCCACCAAGAAAATGCGCATGTTGTTCAACCACCTAAAGGCTGATTACCCAATGAGCATCAACAAGTGGAAGCCGGAGTATCCGCATCATCCGCGAGGCTGTGTAGAAATTAAGTCGGGGGTATTCACCAAGCTGGTGGGCAGTCGGTGTATAGCTTCATTGAAGCTAGTCTACAACGACGACATAACGCGTTTCGCTCAGGTCGATCTAAGCTCCAATCAGCCCGTCGACCGCACACAAGATGTTGAACCCGAGCTAGATGAAGTTTACATGGACTAACGGGTTGGCACGAGCATCAATGAAAAACCAACTGAACAGCGCATTCGTGCCACTTCAAACTTGTTGGGCGGTTTGCGCAATCGATTCACCGTCGTTGCACGTTGGCATTGGCTAGTTGTGATTTCC